TGAGATATCTGAATCCAATAAGTACCGTCAAAGCAAAACGTGACAGAGCGGCTATAAGTGTTGGCTGGGCTCGTCCATGCTGACATCTTGAAGTTACTCGCCCACGTCACTGTCCCCAGCGCTCCTCCGGAAGTATTGCGGATCTTGAAAGTGATGGTCTTGCCCTTGAATCCGTTCGTGGGATTGCTGATCGTAAAGCCGGTGTTATTGGTAGCCGTGATATCAAACAGGCCCCCCGTCGATGCATCTACTGCGATCGTCGACGAGTACGGCAACGTGACTTCATTGGAGTTTGTGTAGTTAACCGTGTAACCCAGATACCCTGTGCCGTTCACTGGCGCCCAGTTGTTCCCAACCCTTACAGAGCTAGCAAGCGCAACATCCGAGATATTTTGCACCGTCCTTACGGAAGTGCCTCCTATCGTGCTTTGCGCTGAGACGTTATTTTCCACCACGCCGTTGGAGGTGTTGGTCGCAGAGCCTGATTGATATATCGCATAGCCCTGAGTACCGCCGCCTGTCGCATCGGACGTTCCCCAGTCGACAAAGTTATTGTTGCTGATATCGTAGCCATTGACCTTACTAAGCACTATCGCATTCACGGCACTCGCGTTGCCGGAATCGCTAAAACCGCCTTTGATGAAATTTCCCTTAACCGCAAGCCCCGTAATTGAGTTTGCATCGGTTCCGGCCATATATAGCGCGGTGCCGTTTACATTTTCAAAATGGCAGCCTTCTACAACAATGGCAGAGCACACGCTCCCCGTAGGTGGCGAGATGATGATCGCAGCGCCGTTGCCGACGATGCCCTCAAAATCACAGCCAATGAAGGTCAAAGAGTCAAGTTCAAAGTTCACCGACACGCCGTTAACGCCAACGAAACGGCATTTCTCAAAGTAAGAATCTGAGCACCCGCCAGCAGTGCCAACAGATGAGAGGATGTAAGTGTCGCCAGTGATGCCGTAGGCATTATTATTTCTAAAGCCATTACCAAATGAAGTGTAGCCCACCCAGCCGTTTTTCAGCTGATAGAAATATAAATCATCGAACGCCGAATTTTTAACCCACGTCGCCGTGATGCCACGAGCGTTGCTCGAAGCATCCCAGATCGCAAAGCCACGACAGCTGATCGAATCTATAGTTCCGGAGCCGCTGGAGCCGTTGTAGTTGATGACAGGGACATCAGAGCTAAAGCCGTTGCAGTAAAGAATACTCTGGAATTTACCAGCTCCCTGAAAGCACACCTGCGCAGGACCCGTGACCGTAAGGGTTGCGTTCACATACCAGAGCCCCGGAGGAATGTATACAGCAGTGCCCACGGTCGCTCCGCTGCTGATGCCAGCAACGGCTATGGCGCGGGTGAATGCGGTCACATTAACTCCGCCGACAAGATCGGTAAGAACCGCCCCGTAGCGGCGAATGTCACCCGGCGTATACCCGTAGTTGCTCGGCGTGACGCTGGCCGCCAGCTCTGCTGGGGTCTGCGCGTAGGGCGGGCTCGCCGCGAGCTGAGCGTTAAAGTACGACTGCGTAAGACCAAGACTAGCAAGTGCGGCGGTGGTGTTGGTCAGATCCGAGAGATTATTAGCCGCCTTCAGATACGCCGGATCCTGCCCCGTAGCCGTCACCCCCAGCGCGCTCTGCGCCTGCGCGACAGTGGTCGCGCTATTGAACAGCGTGTTGATAAACACATCGACCTGATTGAGCCACGTGGCGCCGACAACAGTGACCTGATTGACGAAATTCTGTAGCGGATTACCCACCTAGCCTCCTGCCGGAATCGTTTCATCGTAGCTGATCACGCTTCTGCCCGCGATCATGCAGCCTGCAATCGAGTAGCCGCACACCGCACTCTGGCCGTTGAATGTGCAGATCTGAACGTACTCGCTAAGCGTGGGCTGGCTCCACGGCACAGTGATCACATCCTGCACGCCTCGGACGAAGTCCTGGGGTTGGCGAATTTCATCGTGCTCGGGGCACCTGTAGAGTCCCATCCAGTTTTGCACCATCTCATCGGCCTTGCGCTTACGGCCGCACATGCTGCAATCAGCATTCCACGTGCCGGGCTTAAGATAATCAGCGCGCCCTCGCGGTGGGTAGCCCATCAGTACTCCATCCCGAGCGCAAAGCCGTGCCTCTGCAGCTTGGGCAGTTCGTCCTCAAGGCGTTTGCCGATATCGGTGCGGAACATCCGATTGCCCGGCCACTCGATGTCCCACGCAACGTTGTAGGCCGCCTCGCTCGCCTCCTGCACTGTTTTGCCAGAGCCGCCCGCCACCAGCACGTAGGTGCCAGCGGTAAGAGTCATCGCCACATCTTTAACCTTTCCTGATTTCAGCACCGGCGCCTTGCCATCCTGAACTTGCTGAAAATGAATATGCGAGTAGTTTTCCGAACTGATCCCAGTCAAAGGGTAGCCCGACCACAACGCGGGCGGATCAAGGCACTGAGGAAAATCCCCGTGGGTCATCACGATGCCAAGAGCGATATCGGATGACACCTTAAGGCTGTCGCGCCCGTTTACCAGATCAAGCATCCAAGGGCAGGGATCAGTTGGGAAAACCTCCATGCAGATACAGGTGGCGGGCCAGCCAAATCGCATCGTGAACTCAAGCGGCATCGGGGTGCCATCATCCGTGATGATGCAATTAACAGAGCAATTGCCGACGAACTTTAGAGCCGCGAGCTTATCGGTCAAGGGCGCCAGTAGCAGATCGAATAATTTGGACTCTTTGACGTGGCGGAGCACCGTGCCCTGCTCGCCGGTGTTGCAACCTAAATCATCGTTCATGAATTTCTTGTGCTCGAAGGACTCCTCAATGGCGCTGAGCCAGCCGTTGGGGCCAAACCAGCCGGCGATCCCCATCTCGATGCCATCGGTCTTTTCCTGCATCATCAACTGGCCCTTGAAGAGGCCCTCGCGCTCCCACTTTTGAAGCGTAAAGATCGCATCATCGGGCGTCTTGGCCACGTAGGTCATCGCCTTGTCAGCCTCACCTCCCCAAGGTTTGCAAACGTAGGGCATGTCAGTCTTAACGACATGGGCGATAGCTTCATCGACGCTATCCACAATTGTGTATGGCAGAGTTTCGATGCCTACAGAGTCGAGTACCTCTTGACCGACTCCCCGATCCAGCTCCCACTCAGCAGCCTTCTTGCGAGTGCCAAGGATCGGATAGCCCTCATCGTAGTACTTCGTGAGCTTGCGTTGATGATCGCTGTTACCGATCACGACGATCAGATCGGCCCACTCCATCGAGGGCTCGAACTCATCGGGCTTCTCTACCATCCCATCGCCGTAGGGGAGCTTCTCACCTTTCTCCCGAGGCAGCCAATAGCGCACGGTATGCTCGGCTTCGATAGCGCGCACTGCTAGGTCCACTCCCATGCCTTCGGCGTCGGTGTCGAGAAATAATACCTTCAAGGCAGATCATCCTCTGGCACCGCCTGCCCGCGCCGCCGCTTCCGATCGGCCATCTCATTGTTGGCATCCTCGGCTCCTATGGCGGCCGCACCGCGCGCCATTGGCTTGGCCAAGCCTCGAGCAGCGCCGCCTATCTCACCGGCAACCCGACCAGCCGCCTGCCGCACGGGCCCTGGTTGTGAGCGTAGGCCGCTGATCATGGCTTTCTGAGCGCCCTTGGAGCGCAGCGTGGCGCGCACTACGGGGCGGGCGACTGCCGTCAGTACGGCGCTTGGATGGCCGTAGGCGATGCCAGTGCCGCCCAAGAGGTAGTCCACCGCGCTCCACGCCCCGCTCTCGCCCTGCTTGGCCGTATCCTGCACGGCCTTGGGGAAATTCTTCGCGGTGGTGGCGATCACTTTGAGAGAATCGGTCAGCGGCACGCCCTTATCCTGTAGCTTGGCAAGATCGGAGGCGCGCACGTGTCCACCGGCCCCTATCGAGTCCTCGACGCTTGAGATTTTCGCCAGCTGTTGCCGCGCGGCCCGCAGCTGCGTCACCAGCGTCTTATCGCCCTTCTCAGCGGCGTAGCGCTCGATCCGATTCTCCATCGCATTGGCGATCGCCCGCTGGGTGTAGCCGGTGGCGTTGTTCACCGGATCGTACTTTGAAAGGTTGTAGCGCGCCTTATCGCGCAGCACACGAATCCGATCCAGCATGTTGCCGGAATCCGCTCCTTCCTTGGAGTAGGTTTTAATCAGCTCATCGACCTCGGGAAACTCGGATTTCTCATACACATCGGCCTTGTTGGCAAAGCGCCCGCCAGCCGCCTGCACATCGCGCAGGTACTCCCCGCTCGCCTCTGTTGGTACCACGCCAACCTTACGCACCGCCTCGTATGGCTTGTAGGCTTCGGCCTTAAGCGCCTTGAAGGTATCGGCCGTGAGCTCATGCTCGGGTGAGAGACCAAGCGCCACCTTTGCGAGCCGATCGGTTACGGCCTCATTAACCTTGGAGAACTCCTTCTCTACCTTCGGGCCACCGACCATGCTTTGCACTGTTTTTCGCACCGGGCCGCCGATGTAGGAGGGTGGGAGCTTGTAGCCTGAGACGTGCGCATCCTCGGCCGCCTTGGTGGTGACGCGCGTGAGGGCCTTGTCTGCAATCTGCGCTCCGGCCTTCTCGACCTGCTTGACGCCGCCGGCAACGCCACCGACCAGCATGCTAGCGGCCTCCTCGGCGGCACGCCCAGCGGCCGTTGGCGGCGGTGGCAGGGCCTTGTCGAGTTGGCGATTAAAGTAGCTCGAAGGGGTCTCATCGCGCTTGCCCCAGAAGCTGTTCTCGGGGAGCAGATTCGCGGCCGACACGGCAAGATCGGGCACGAATGAGATCGCCCCGATTACGCCCTTGGCCAGAGGCCTGAGCACAATCGCGGCCTGCTCACGGGTGCTCATGGGCTTGTACGCGGCCTTGGTGCCAGCGGTCCTGTTGGTCGGGCGCGAGATATCCTTGTCATCCACCACGGGGCCGGCGGCATCAGGAATATCATCGGCCGGCACGAGCGCGCCCATCAGTCTGCAAACTCCCATTTGCCATCAACCACAACGATTGGCCTGCCGCTCTTTTTGGCAGTTCCCTTGGTGCCCTCTGGCGGGACGGCTGTCTTTGGCGGTGGCGCGTCTTTCGGCTTCGCCCCAGCAGGGATTTCCCCTTTAGCGATCGAATCCTCGTAGGTCTGAAGCCTGGCAGCGCCTTCTGACTTCATGGATCTGCCGACTTCGGCCCATGAAGCAGGGGTCATGTTGACGTTCGCCCACTTCTGCGCCTCCTCGGACGCGCCCTGATGCAACTGCGCCGCGCTCGCTTGGCCTCCTGAGAGCAATCGAGCAGACTCAGTGGCGGCTGCGGTCATGTAGTAGAACAGTCCCGAGTAGGCAGGATTACCAGTCCACTTCTCCTCACCACGCGCAATCGCATTGACAACAGGAGAGATATCGCTAGAGCCTAACTTTGCCATTTCCTCATCGACCTTATCGACGTTGAAATTAAGCTGCGAGGCCGCCTGTCGAGTCGCGCCAAGCATCTTTGTGAGCTGCGTGGAACTTGATTTTCCAGCAGAGTAGGCAATTTGACGACGCGAATACTCCTCACCTGCCTCGCGAGCGGTCATACCTGGCGTGTCATTCTGGATCTCATTGATGGCCGCATCGCGAAGCACCGACATGGCCTTCTGCGCATCCTTGCCCATGCCGCGCGTCAACAGAGAGAGCGGCATACCGGTTGCTGCAGCTGCGACCGAACCTTCCGATGGCACAAAGCCCCCCGAGTCGGTGCCGTTCTTACGCAGCGCCTCAGCGCGCGCGTTGTGCTCATTGACTTCGGCTTCCACCAGCTTAGCCCTGATCGGCTCAAGCTTGGCGTCCGCATCATCCTTTCTTGCCAGCGCCGCGTTCTTCTCCTCCTCCATCTTCGCCTTACGATCGACCAGAGCGTTTTTAAGCTGATCGACCTTCGCCTGATCGTAGGGCTGGGCCTGAAGCTGTGTGAGCATCTTGGTCAGCGGCGGATAATCGTTACCAAAAAGTCCCTGCATCTCCATCGTAGCGGCTTTTAGGCTCTCAGGATCGTGCACGCCATCGAGAGCATGAGCGGTGATGTCCATGTCCTTCAGGTGGATCTCGGTCTGCTTGATCTTCAGATCCGCATCCTGCACTTTAAGCTTATAGCCCTTATCGGCATACTCATCGGCTGCGACCACATCCCCATTCATCAGCGCGGTGTTGGCCGCTTCAAGATTCGAGTCGGCCAGAGCATCGACAGGCGATTGCGTGCCGCCACTCTTGGCAGCCGCCTTAGCCTGCATTTGCTTGGCGATCTTATCCTGCAAGGCAAGCGCCGCCTTGGTCTTTTGGTTATCAAGCGTCTTGGCTTCAAGATCCTGATTCCCCTCGGCCATTTTAAGCTGGAACAGCTGCGTATTCTGCTGATCCTGCATAGCAGCCTGTTGCCCGCCTTGAAAGCCCCAGATTTCTTGTGACACTTTTAGCTCTTCCTATGGTGGATTGCCGCCGACTGACAGCGATTCCCAGCTCTGCCCGCCAAGGCCAGAGCTTCCACCGCCGCCACCGCTTCCACCGCCGCCACCGCTGGCGTAGCCCATGGCAGAGAGCACAGCGCCAAGCTGATTAAAGCTTGCTGTGGAGGCACTGGTGCCTGCTGAGATCGCCGAGGAGGGGCTAGAGGCCGCGCCCGCCCCAGAGAGGCTGGCCAGAAGCTGCTCTTGGCTCAGTAGCTGACTGCTCGCCTGCGACTGCCCATACTGCTCAAGGGCCCCTGCCATGTTGCCGCTGCCGCCAAAGCCTTGGGCGGCCATGTTTCGCTGCACCGCCGAGAGCCCTTGATTCTCACTGGCTTGGAAAATCGGGCTATTAAGAAAGCCGCTCGGGTTGTTCATCAGCTGCACGAGCTGGCTGTTGTAGTAATTCTGCTTTTGCTGCGTCGTGGCGCCAAGCCCTAGCGCCTGCTCCTCAAGACTCTGGCTCTTATCTGCCTCATAGACTCCCGCTCCTATGCCGGCAACGCCCACAGCGAGCACCGCGATCTCGCCGATAGTCAGTGCGCTACTCATGATGGAGATTCCGCCCAAGCTCAACAGCAAAGCGATAGTCCACTGTGACCTCCTCCCCATCCTGACCGCCGACGCAACCAGAGATGGCCCGCAGCGCCCGCAGGTACACGTTCCCAGCAGCAATGAACATCTGCGCATTGGGCGTATCCGAGTGATTCATGTAGCGCCCGGCAGGGGTGCGCTTTCCGGCAAGGCAGGCGTGGCAAATGATCTCAGCTCCAGCGATATCAGAGGTCGCAATAAGGCCCCGCCCCTCGATACGCGAGCGGCCGATTTTCACTTTATATTCACCAATGGGGAATGGGATCAGATCATCGCTCCGCTCACTCGCCTCCCGCACCTGCTCTGGCGTGTAGCCGATCTGAGCGCACATCGCCTCAAAGGCGCCATCGTGAGCGATCATTGGCCGCTCATTACTCGGGGAATCATCCTCAAGGTAGCTCGCCTCCAGAGTCTCCACATCCCGCTCATCAGTGGCAAAAACGTTCATCCACACCATGTCCTTGATCACATAGGCGATCTTGCGCGTGGCGCCGCCAAGGAAAATCTGCGGTGCCACGGTGCGCGCCCATGAGCCATCCTCTCGGCGTAGCAGCACAACGCCCTTGGCAAGAATGTTGACCTGTGCGGCTTTGTAGACTCGACCCACAATGGCATTGCCAGCGGCGACCGATAACTCGCGCACGTAGATACCGGGATAGAACAGGTGCCGCACGTTGCCCTTGGATTGGGGCATCGAGAGCAGGTACGCTGCGGCTTCCTCCACCGCATCGCGCGGGCTTTCAAGCACTGCATTCATGTGGCCGCTACCCGCGCCGTCAGGACGCCGTTGGTGAAGCTCATGCTCCCTTGCGTGCCGCCACTGGTGAGCGCCGCCGTGGTAATCGTGCCGGTGTAGCCGGAGTTAAACAGGCTGTTGATCGCAAAGAACCAGCGATACCACGGCTGCGTGCACCGCTCAGCCTCAACCAGAGGCTCAGCGATGGGCTGAAGCTGATAGAAATTGCTCATAGCGTACCTAAACCCATCTGGAGATCCACCGAGCGGATGCGATAAGTGGTATTGGCCAGTTTCCTGAAGTGATACGCCCGGCGGTAGAACGTGCCCTCATCGCGCAAAGTCGGGCGCTTCTGGCTCAGGTCCACGTAGCGAAAATTGCTCCACGTCTTATAATCATCATCGCTGTGCCGTACCGACAGAGTGCACCCATCGGTCTGATCGGCATTAAAGCGCATCACCGTGAGCATCTTTTTCCTATCCACCCCGGCATCGAAGTTTGGCGTATAGATATCAACTGGGAAGAGCGCCCCGGAATCGTTCGGATACTCATAATCACCATCGGCAATGTAGATGCCGCCCGTGATGTAGTTCTGGAAGATGTGATCGCCATAGACATCGAAGGTCGCGGAAGTAATCGGATAGTAGTTGCCATTCGCATCAGTCCACTGATACCAGAGGTTCTGATCAATGTCGTAGACAATCGTGAAGTTCTGATCGATGCAGGTGAGCACGTAAAACTTATGCCCTCCGTGCTTGAATGGGAATGAGATGAATGCGCTGCTGAGCGAGGTTGCATCGAGTAATCGGTCAATGGCCGGTGTCGAGACTATGCGCGGCTTCAGATTCTCTAGTTTGATCACCTGTGGGGAATTAGTGCGATTGAATGTCACCCAGTACAGGCATCCATCCAGTTCCTGAACGGTATCGGCGTTCAGACAGCCATTATTTAGCATCGCTCCTGGTATCGGTGAGAGTGGGCTGCCGACCGAATTTCCGGCATCGTAGAAAAACTCGGTTGTCCACTGCTTGATGGCAATGACGTAGGTTAGTTGCTTGGCAAGGAATACGCCACCGTCTTTCTCGATCTGCGCAAGGATCACGTTCAGACCGCCCCACACCGCAGTGCCATCGATGATCGAGTTACCCGAGCCATCAAAGCCGCTACCCCACACTGCTCCATTCACATCCATCACGTAGAGCGTGCCATCGAGCAGAGCAAATCCTGGTACGGTGTTGGCTGGGAACTGCGCCGCGGCGCTGATCTGAGTGACCGTGGTCCCATCGTAGTAATAGGGATTAACCGACCCATCCCCAAAGACTAGCGCTGGCGTAGTGTTGCCGCCTTCATTGAGCGTTATTTGGCAGAAGCGGCACAGGCCGCCGATGTCCATACCGCTATAGAGCGCGCTCAGCACTGGCGAGCCCGTGGATGGTTGCGTAAGGCTGTAGCAGGTCGTGCCGGCGATCAGCAGCATTAGCGGATTGCTCACAAATTGGCGGAAGATCCTGTTACCGACCCTAACCCACTCGGTTTTCACGCTGCCTTGGAATTCATACACCCCTCGTCCGTTGCCGTTCAGAGCATATTGCAGCGCCGAGAGCCCCACGCGTTGATAAATGTTGTAGTTGCCTGTGGCTTCATCCTTCTCGGCAAAGCAATTAACCAGCCGCGCGTCCTTCAAAAACGTATCATTCCGATTGCTGTTTTGTGTCACCAGAGGCCAGCGCTTGGGAATCGCGACCGATCCGGCCTGCGGCGCCTGCATCTGCTCTGCTGGGACGCTCACTTGAAGGCCCCCATCTGATAACTCGCGCGTTGATCTGGCGCAAACATCGTGCTGGCATCTTCTACGTCGAAATCTTCCAGCGCCTGCATGAACCCAGCCGCCTTGGTCGCGCAGCGCTCGATCACATCCTGAGGCTGCCCGGTGGAAATATCATCGGCCAAGATCCAGTGCAGCGCGATGAACCACTCCATCGGGAAATTCATGCTATCGGTCAGGCTCACCAGATTCTGAACCTGCGTCTGTATGAGCAATTGCACCGTGCCGAGCGCGGCGAAACTATCGGGCGTGAGCCACAGATAGACATTGAGCGAGAGCTGCTGCTTGTCGGTGAAGTAGCTGTTAACCGAGCCCATCTGCGTCTGCGTTGAGAGGCGCATGTACTCATCGCGACTCAGCACCAGTAGCGGACGGGTGATCTGATACTGATCGATGAACGAGCCCTGCAACACCCGCAGCGGCTTGGTCATCGCGATGTTGCCCGTGGGGTTGATCGTGTAGAGCGATTGGCCTGCAACCAGAGGAAAAGTAAGCAGCTCGTTGAGCCAGAGCTTCAAGCCCCGCGTCTGCATGAAGTTGATCAGATCGTTAAGCCGCGTCATGTACTGCGCAAGCTGATAGGAGTCAGGATCCTGCCCGGCGCTCAGCAGCCCCGCATCCTGCATCGCAAAGCGTATGATTCTCTCTGGGGAGTTGAAGGTCTGAGAGCTGGTGCTCATTACGGCACCGGCAGTGCGATACCCGGAACGCTGTAGAGCTTGACCATCGTCAGCTGGAGCGTGAAATTCTGAATCGGTGAGCCCACGGTGGCAAAGCCGGTGCTGATTACGTTGATCGAGCCATCGTAGCCCGGATTGGCCATCTTGGGGCACAGCCCGCCATCGGAGCTAAAGGTCTCCCGGCCCCGCCCCGCTATCGCCACCACACGCTCGGAGTTGATGCCGTTCCAGAGGATCTGGATCTCAAGCCCATCTCCTATCGCGTGCCAAATATGATCGAAGCGAAAGCCCACGAACTGCTTGTTGGCAGTGTCGTTGTTGGTAAAATCCGAGAGCGTCACCGCAGGAGTCAGCACCGCATCGGAGGTGTCCAATACGGCGCTGATCTGTACGACGGCGTTTCTCCAACCATCAAGAATGATCTTGTTGTTGAATGTATTCGCCATGAACTACTCCTTAGAGGCCCGAGACGCGCTCCGCGTAGCCGATCTCAAACTCGGCAGCGAACGTGCCGCCATTGGCGGTACCGAACAGATCAAGCGCCAGGTTGTAGCCCGGTCCAAGCGCAATCGGGCCGCAAGGGATCGTCAGAGCCTTTAATCCGGTGGCGCCAAGCACGTTGCTTGGCATCGCGGTATCGCCAAAGGTGAAGTACCACACATCCTTGGCAACCGGGATTGAGCCCTGGATCTGGCCCGTGCACAGCAGCCGACCTGTCGCCGCATCCATCGCAAGGGTGACCAGTGCCCCAGCGCGCACCACGGCCTGCGAGAGCACGCTTGTGTTGGTGTTCACGTTGGCGGGGGTGATCACGCTACCGCCGCTGGTCCACTTGCTACCGATGCCATCGACTCTGATCGAGTAGCAGTAGTCGGTAGCAGAGGTGAAGGTGGCGCCCGTGCCGCACTTGATCTTCATGTAGCGCGGATAAATCGTCTTGGCGTTCGGATTTGCCGCGTTGCCGCTATTGGTGATCAGAATGAACGGATTAAGCTGCGCGCCGCCCGTACCATCGGCCACCAAAGAGGCCGTGCCAGTGATTGCCGTCAGCGGCGTCGGGGAGCAGGCGGTGAAGAAACTGCCCTCATCGGCAAGGGTATGATCGGTCGCCCAGAGACCTGCGATCTTCTGGGAGTTGTTCGTCGGAAAGTTAACGTTCGCCATTGAAATCTCCTAGAAGAGGGTTAGACCGCAGCCGGGTTGATAAGGCCGCTCTTGTCAGCGGCGGCCGTGATCGGGCAGTAGTTCTGATTGAAGGCCAATCCGGTGCCCGTGTTAATCCAGATCTGCGCGGTACCGTTCAAGCCCCAGATCCGATTATCGTTGCACTGCCCCGTCCAGCCCGTGCCGCTCGTGCTGATCGCAAGCCCGCTGCTCGTCGCGGTGTTTGGCCGATTGATGAAGTTACGGGAGAACTCGAACTGCGTCATGTTATTGGCGCCGGTCGCCAGCATCGCTGCGGTGTTGTTCAGCACCGCCCAGTTGCCGTAGTTATCCGTGATCGAAACCCGATCCTCCGCTGCTGCCATGACAATGGCCGTTGTCGCCGCGGTCGTACCAAGGCTCTTGATGCGATTGCCCGCAAAGCGAAAGCCATCCACGCCGTTGGCCGTGGCGCCTCCAGTGAAAACTGTCACAAGGTTCAGGATCGCAGAGTTGTCGCGAAACTCGCAGTTTTCAATATCAAAGTCCTGCGGCCCGGTGGTGACAGTGGTCGAGGCAAGAGTCTGATTGATGCTCACCGCGTAGGTGCCAACTCCTCCAGTGGTGCCGCTGAGCTGACTGAGCACCATCGTGCCGTAGATGCCGCCCGATACGAGCATCGCTCCGGGGTAGATCGTGCCAGAGCCCACGACAGTGACGGTCATGATGTTCTGCGCAATCGAGGCGGTAACCGATGAGAACACCCCCGTGAACGCGCTGGCTACGGCGGCAAAGTTACACTTGAAGAGCACGTTTTGAATCGACATCGCCCCAGCTCGCACCGGGATGTTGGCAGCCGTTGCGGTGCTAAAGGTGATCGTGGGGCGCATCGGACCTGTGCCCAGCCCGATGATCGCAGTGCCGCCGCTGTTGAAGGTAAGAGTGGTCTGCGCCGAGACTGTGATCTGCCCGGTGGGATCGGTCACCGCGGTCGTGGTGCCCGCGCCGTTCACGGTTTCGTTATGTCCCGGCTTGATGAAAATAATATCCCCGTTGCCCTGCGCACACTGACTTAGAGCGTAGGCAAGGGTGGCGAAGGGTCGGCCGAACGTCCCGTGATTACTGTCAGAGCCCTGAGCGGTGCGCACACCGCTAGATGAGGGACCACCTCCTGGTGCGATCGGTGAGTTATCTACCCAAAAAACGTTACCCGGCTGCGTTTGCAGCAACGGCATACCGCGCACGGTAAGCCCGCTGGCAAAGCCCAGCGGGTAGTTGGTCATTCCGGCAACTGTAGGCATGGTCAATCACTCCTTTCAGGTCGCATGTCTCTCATTGCGACAGTGCGTTAATCACTATTGACTTCAGATTTTCAAAGTCGGTGGCGTTATCTCAGGGGCCGTTCGATCCGTACACCCCCCGAGGATCGGTGCACCCAACGCTGAATCGAAGGTACGTGCTAGCGTTCAGATTCTTGCTGTCGAACGAGTTGTCCTGATCGAACACCGGCCGATCGCGCCAGAACTGCGTCATTCCATTCAGTGCGTTCGTGCGGATGAACCAAGCATGAGCACTCGTGAAGAAGTGATTCATCTTGATCCCGCCAGAGAGCGCGTTCGTCGCCTTGATCACATTGATCGCGTTGTTGGCCGTATCATTTTGCAGAACGCTCTTGAGGATGCGGTGTGCGTTAAACCACTCCTGCCGAGCGATGTGCAGCGATACGGGCATCACGGCAACGAGCAAGCCCCGATCGTTCTGAGCGCCCATGATCTGGATGATCATGTCCTCGATCGAAGCCTCGCACAGATCCGCCCCGGGTGAGAGCGCATTGGAATATGTGCCGCCCGTGGTGTTCACCTGCGCCGTTGAGCAAAGAGTCGTGCCGGTGGCAAAGGTAAAGACGTTGCCCGTGAAGGCATCGTTGTAGACCGCCGCCGCGACGTTCTCAGTCGTCTGATGGATTGAGAATGCATTGCTCTCAGCACGTCGCATCGAGACTTTCTCGTAAAGATTATCCCGCTGCTCCTCGAATGTGACCTTGAAGCCAAGCGCATACGCGATGTGCGTGTAGCGCTGCACAGGGCCCTGGATCTCGTAGTCGTAGGAGAGCGCAGCGCCTTCGGGCTTGACCGGGGCCAAACCAAAGGGCGTGACCTGCACATCCTCCTCGTACGCCTGCTCTGAATCCTTCTGCTCGTAAAGGTCAGTGTATTCGGTTGCGTGAGCACCGTAGATCTGACCCCAAAACTCGTGCACTCCGGGCCAAAGGGCTTTCGGATGCGCACCGGTACTTATGACCCCACCTGCCATTGAATTTCTCCTTCAGTTCGTTGCGTTACAGGCCAGCGATGCCGGTCTTGTACTGGTGATTGTTCAGCATGCACAGCCACTTGGCATACAATCCGTATGCATTCCACGCCCCGTTGTCATAGATCTGTGCCAGACCCATGAGCTTAAGGTTGTAGGTCGAAGTGGTGGTCGGTGCCGTGCCGTTGTCAAGATACGCACCAGAAACGTTCACTCCGCTCGCGGGCTGCGCGAGTGCGAAGTTGGCATTCTTGCTGGTTGCCGCTACGGTGAGCAGCGTTCCTGAGCCGCCTTCCTGAATCTGAAAGATGATATTCGGATCATCCGCCACCAGTGCATAGTACGCCTTGGTCTTGGTCGCCGGAGCGTTCACCAGCGTCAAGTTGGTCGGATCGATGTACGGTCCGCCGCGGGCATTGGTGCCCACAGCTAAAATCACGCCAACGTTTGTACCGCTAATGTTAGCGACGCTCAGGGTCTGCAAACCCTGATCCTCTCCAGTGAGCGTTGCCG